ATGACAATGAATACACCTGAAATAGAGGAGCTGAAGCTGCTCATTGAACAGAAATATGGAAAGACGCTCGGCACGACAACCGACTTTGAGGAGTTTTCGGTTCATCTGAGCCACGACACCGGACAGAATGTGTCGGCGTCGACGCTCAAGAGGCTCTGGGGATATGTCAACGACAGCCATAAGCCGCGCATGTTTACGCTCGACATCCTGGCCCAGTATCTTGGCCATGCCAACTATTACGCCTTTGTTTCGTGGCTCAAGACAAGCACACGCTACAACTCGTCGTTCTTCAACGCCAAGCAGCTCATCAGCAACGAGCTCGATGCCGGAACGGAGGTGGAGATAGGCTGGAGCCCCAACCGCCTGGTGCGCCTGCGCTACGTGGGCGAGAGCCGCTATGAGGTGGTGTTGTCGCAGAACAGCAAGCTCGTGCCCGGCGACAGCTTCGTAACAGGATGCTTCATCAAGGAGCAGCCGCTCTATCTGCCCTACATCGAGCGCCCTGACGGCCGCACGGCGCCCTTTGTGGCAGGCCGCAACGGCGGACTAACCATAATTAACGTCATCAACATCGAGAAATGAACAATTCAGACACCGAAATATTGGACGACAGCCCCTCAGGATACATGAGCGACATAGACGGCGAGATGGACAGTGCCGTGCGCATACCCGTGCAAAACGCCTTCAGAGACATAAGCGAGTTCTATGTGTCGAGGTCGGGACATACGCGCCTGCTGACAGCTACACGCTTCGGCAAGCGCTATACGCTTAAATGCCTGAAGCCCGACTTTGCCTACACGCCCGTCTACCGTCAGGCCCTTGCCAAGGAGTTTGAGATAGGACTGCAAATGGACCATCCGCACATCTGCCGCACCATAAGCATGGAGGAGGTGGCAGAGCTGGGTACGGTCATCGTTATGGAATATATCGACGGCGACACGCTGAAGAGCCTCATTGACAGCAAGACGCTGACGCCCGACATGGCGCGCAGAGTAACCGAGCAGCTGGCCGACGCGCTCGGATACATACACAGCAAGCAGATAATACACCGCGACCTGAAGCCTTCGAACATAATGATAACGCACAACGGCCACAACACCAAGCTGATAGACTTCAGCCTGTCGGACAGCGACTATTTCAACGTGCTGAAATGTCCTGCCGGCTCATCGGGCTACATCGCCCCGGAGCAGCTTCAGCCCGACGCCAAGCCCGACATAAAGGCCGACATCTATTCGTTCGGAATGGTGGTAAGAGACATGGCCCGGCTTACTGGCGACGCCTATTTGCGCCGCATAGCCGCAGCTTGCACCCGGCGCAACGCCTCTGAGCGTCCGGCAGACATGTCGGCCGTTATGTCGCTGCCGCGCACAGACAACCGTCAGCGCATCGTGGTTGCATTGCTGGCATTAGTTGTTGCTGTGCTCACGGCTTATGTGGCTGTTACGCTCTACAACCGTTCCACGGCATCAGACGACGCACAGCAGGACAACGCTCCGATAGAGATTGCTCCCGACAGCAACCGCGCCTTAGACTACACCCTGTGGCCCGAACGCGGTGACAGGTAGAGCCTGCCCCCCGACAATTTACATCTTCTTCCGTAGTTTCCCCCGGCAAATAGGCGTAAATAGTATTTTTTTTCTACGTGATAAGGCGAGCGAAGTTTCGTTCCCAAGGCTCTATTTATACCTGCCGGTTTGAAGGCGAAATAGAACGACATAATATCCCCGAACAATATATCTTGTGAGTTAGAATACGAAGAATCGGATAAATGATTATATATACTGATTTTGGCTGTTTTTGATTTAAAAATTATTACTATTAATATTTTATGCTGTCAACTGAGAACTCAGTGGGAATGACAACAGGGATAATTTATAAATTAAAGAGTTTTTATATATTACGAATTACAACATATGTAACCCTCCTGATCATAGGCTTTTTGCTCACGATGAATTAAAGTTATCAATTGCTGCAACTCGAATAAATCTGATTTGATATCTTTGAAATAGTTATACTGTTCATCATATCTTTTCCGAGAGCCAGACTGCAGACGGAATTCAATATCGTCAGGAATTAAATATGAAGAACGTTCCTTGCCTAGATATTGATGAAATTCTAAGAGAAATATATTAATTCCAGCCAAATCAAATTCTCCGAAATGGAGATAATAATTTGGAATAGAACACAGCCACCTTCTAAGGTCAGAAGATTGTGGATATCTGGATACAAAGAGTACTCTGTTTGAAAAATCATGTGTTTTGAGATAATTTTCAAATAATTCTCTTTGTTTACGAATCATCCTAAAATTTTCCATATTCTCGATACCAATTATTACCACATCTTCTGGAATCGTAAATTTTTCCCAGTCTGAGACAAACAGGAAGCTTCCTTCCTGCGGATTTACCAAAAATGGCTCTCCACAAAGAAAACATTCAATAGGTTCGTAGCTGTTTATAGGAAATCCAGGGCAGGAACGAACTGTAGCAAGTTTTGAATTTCCTGTTTCCATTGCCATTGAGGCACGGGAATCAGGAACGTTTACTTCAAGAATTCGGTAACTTTCATCCTTATCTATAAGAAATCTTTTAAGAGCCTCTTTGTCACGGGCAAGATATGATTTTCTTGAACCATGTGATATCACCAATAGCATACCTTCAGCCAACAGTTCATCAAGCAACTTATTGTTTAGTTTTGAGCCGGCAACCTGTTCACCAGCCAACAATGCCTGTATAGATGCGCTTATTGCCATATCATCTGACTAATTTATTCGTTTTAACAACTTTTCCACTCTCGTCCTCACCCCATGCTTACTTAACATATAGGTATAGCGGTAGTCGTAAGCATTATACGATGTCGGTGAACTGTTAATAATATATATATTGCGCGTATTGGCAAACTGCAGAATGCCTTTTATATTGTTAGGGTGTAAGCGTCCTATCTCATCCATCATACAGTGTACAATGAAATCACCACTTTTTCTGGCTACCTTTTTCTTAAAAACATTGATGAGCATGATATTGACCATTGCTTTCACAAGGATATCTGTACCGTCCGATCCAACATTATTAATACGTACGGTCCAGCCTGTGTCATTGTCGTTCTCCTTCACGCGAAACTGTAAACGGAAAGCATCACCTAACGATACTGTCTGACGATTGGGTTCATTCTGTAGCTGATGAGACAGACTCTTCAGATAATCCACGACCTTACGGTTCACTTCATCACGGTTATTACTTGAGAAAAGATTCAATTCACCTATTGAAAGAGCATTCTCTACAGCATAATCGTGAATGGATATAAGCAGTCTCATAAGTTTGTCTGATGATTCATCTGACTTGAGTTCAATACTCTTGATTACACCAGCAAAATTCTTTTCTATAAAATCACGGTTTATGTCTTGTATCACCCCATCTACATCTGATCTGCGTTTTATCAGTGACCCTATTTCAGTCGAGATACGTCCTAAAATATCTTTATAGTGTTCGCTTGTACGTCTGCGGAAATCCTCTATTTTGTTATTATCCATGAAGTCCTGCAAATCAAAGGCAATCTGCAAATAGTCATTATCTGTTATTGGCATCGTATTAAAATGGAAAGCATTTTGAGGCTTGAAGTTACGATTGAAATTGACAACTAATGACTTAAGTTTTTCAATTGATTCGCGTTTTTGATTTACAGTACCCCTAAGTTGACTTAAAAGTTGCTGACAATCCAGCTCAGTATTCTTCGTTTTGTCATCAGAGAGGAAAGTATCAGGTACCAGATGCTCATTCTCTACCATTTGATGATAAAGTTCTAAGCCTTCTCTCATATGTAAAAGTTCATTATGGAGTTCTTCCTGGTGTTCTTTCATTTCTTTACATTTTTTCTCGATACGTATTCGTTTATCTTCATAACGCTGACGTATCATGGCAAGTCGCTGTTCAATATTTTTAATTTCCTTTCTTATTTCCGGTTCCTTAGCAAAAAGATTTTGCTCAGTGTGACGATATTTGAAAACTATTGAACGTTCATCTTCAATTTTTGCCAAAAGCCTCCTTAATTTATTTAAATTTACACGATATTTCTCAAACAAATTTGTATCAACACCTTTTCCGGCAAGTTCTGCTGTCTGCTGTTCATCAAGTTGCTTTTTCTGTTCGGAAAACTCCTGATAACGCTCTCTGGCTTCATCCTCTTGTCTATCTTTGAAAATACGTAATTCATCTTCAAGAAGATTCGTAGCCTTTTTAAATGATGAATCAAGATTCTTAAGGTCTTTCTTATTTTTGCTTTTATTCTTATCACGAGTTTCCCGCTCCGAATTTACATGCAAAACAGATTCATTATAGGAGCGTTCGCGGATATCCTTTTCTTGCTTAATCAGCTCTTGTTCCTCCATCTGAAATTTATGCCTACTGGTTTGTAGGTTTTGCCGTTTGATGGGTATTTGTCCTTCTTCAACCCTCAGCGATGTCCTCTTCTGACGAAGGGGATTTATCTGAGCGGCATGTTTCTTGCCAAGTTTAGAAATCTCTTCTTGAAGGTTAATTGGTAATTGTGCAAGCCTACGGTTAATATGTTGCACCTGTTCTTCCAGGTGGCTCTTCTCTAATCTATAATCGTCAGGCGTACGATGTACAGAAGCAATGTTATCCAGGTTCAATTTTATACCAAACAGACCATTGGACTCTGTATCCAATTGAGGTTCCAGTCCTTGAGCATATAGAATTCTTTCTTCGTCAACAACTTTGCCTATAGTGTTCTCCCAACCTTCCGAATTATCACAAAGCCACTTATATAGAGAACCGTCTAAATGAGCCAATATATCATCAATCTTCGCCATCTGTTCACGAAGAGTTATACGCTCACTTTCAAGACGTTCCTGCTCATGCTGCGACTCCTGTTTTATTTCCGTTTCTTTCATCCTGTACTCGGCTGTAATCCGATCTATCTGGCTTTTTACTGCTGCTTGCAGGATCGTATTTTCCTTCTCTTTAAAATTCAATTTCTGTAGTTCATCATCCACCTGCTTTATTTCATCTGCCTTTGGATTCCAGTGACGAAGTTCTTTAAGTGCGCTATCTGCCTTGTTCTGTTCAACCAACAGAATTTGCAAACGCTCATCCGAGTCATGTTGCCAGTTGTTGAAAGCATCCATAATCTGCTTTCTGTTTTTGATATATTCCTCTTCCAAATACTTACGCTTTATCTGAAGTTCGTCCTGCTTATGATAATACGCCTTTTTCTGAACATTCTCGAACGCCTGACGTGCATTTTCCAGTTTTTCCCTTGCAATATTGTACTTTTCTTCTATAGATGCATGAGTTTTCAATAAATCATCCAATAGATTTTGTTTTTCAGTTATTTCCTGCTTGATAGCAGATTCACGACAGGCAAGAGCCAGCTTTTCGTCTATACCTATAGCCTCAAATTCCTTTCTTGCCTGTGCTATATCTTTCAGTTTCCCTTTCTTTGAACCAAGATCTTGATTGAGAGAGTCCTTTTCTTTATCATATTCAGATGTGAGTTCTTTTTCACGGTTAAGTTCTTTCTCTATTTCAGCCTTAGTTTCGATATCTTTAGCTTCCCAAAGAGGTATGTGCTCTTCACTATAGGCTACAGCATGATTGAGCATATGCCATACATCTGCCAACTGCTGGTCAAGTGCAACGATTATACGCCCTTGTTCAGCTATTTTCAAAGCCTGCTGACGAACGGGATAACTACCATCACGTGATTGGCGAAACCAACAGTCTATCTCGTCATACTCTCGTTCAAAATTTGTAACGAGTCGTCTGTAGGTCTGCAAATCAAGCGGTAAATCTTCATCTGTCATGGATTGTATTATAGTATCCTTTACAAAGTCTGCATCAAGTTTTGTATTTAGAAAAACATTTTGAATACTTCGTGGAATATTCTGATAATGCGGACTCTGAACCAATGCATAACGTGTATATTTATGGTCATGGGTGTTACCGAAAATTATATCCTTAAACATCACACCGGATTCTATTCTGGCAGAAACAGCTACATTTTTGTCTATACGTTCACGAATCTTTACCCAGTCACTCAGTACTCGGTTATCGCCATCGATTAACCATTCACGCTGATAAGGAGCATCAATAAACCTCCATGAAGCACGCCCCTGATATCTGCATACAACAATCGTATAAGCCCCATTATCACGCATCACCTCATAAAGTATATAAGAGTTTGACTGACTGAAATAGAAATCATCAAACGATTTTTGTCCCTGTTGAATACCCAAACGATGTTTATCTGCATTATAGAAAAACAGCAATGCTCTCAACACAGTACTTTTACCAACGCCCTGGGTTCCTGTAAAATGTACATTCCCATCTACAGAAATCTCTGCATACGGGATATTGGCACTATTGATAAAAATAATCTTATTCAGGTATTTCATCTTCATTTGCTATTTGAATTATATCAACTAACTCTTCGACATAACGGAATGCAGAAGTAACCTTATACGTTTCCTCAAGTTCACTGATACACTCCGCAAAGCCCATATTCTGCATTTCCTGTAACAGTTTGTTTACTATCTCACTATTTGAGCCTACGCTGTATTTTTTGAACAGATGGTGCGCCTTTTCCTTCAGTTCTATATCCAGACTAATCTGTTCTATCAAATGGCTTTTACGGAACTGATATCCAGCTGCAAATGACTGATTATAGCATTTGAGAAAATCCAGATAGTCAATCCATTTTGAAAAGCTGTCCAATTTCTGCTCTATCGACTGTTTAGCCTCTCCTATCCTTGAAAAATAGAAGTAACCATTACCTGATTCCAATTGCAGACCTATTTCCTTGAAATATTCTTTATAATCCTCCAAATTCTCTTCGACATCCTCATAAAGATGGCGTACAGAAGCGTCTGCACTGTCCACCGAAAGAAATTCTCCCCGGCTTAACTTGTCGTATATTCTTCGAGTATTATTTCGCATAAATTATAGGATATTCGATGTCTTGATAAATTGCATATTTTCCTGTCATCCGGCATTCATCCGGATGCAGGATGACCAACTGACAGAAAAGAGTAACATGCTCTTCAATATTACGTTTTACCTTATAGTCGTACCTCAAGATGAATTCAAACAAATTATAGCTTGATGCCAGGAATGAATTCCATACTTCAGCAGAATCCACATCCTTTAATAGTCGGACATGATTTTGCAGTTCTTCTTCAGTCAAGGGATCGGCTTCCGTTTTTGCTGTTTTATGTATTCCATTACGCTCGGCAATCCGTCTCAGAATCTTTACTACCAATTCGTCTTCCCGCAGCATTTCTAAAGACAGACGAATCTTATTGTATTGACGGGATTCCATCCACAGAGGATTTCTTTCCTCCAACATATTTTTAATATTTGTGCCACTTTTGATCAGTAGCTGATCTTGCAGATACTTCAGTCTTCGTATCTTTTTGTAAAGTTTATTCTGCTGGTCTATCTGATTGATATAAGAAATAATCTGTCTGTCAATCTCCATTAACGCATGATAGGCTTCTACAAAATCATGCTTCACATCGCTACAAGTCTTGGCCATGTGCGGATCATTGGCCATAATGAAAAAAGCATGCTCGTTATCCATCAGTTTCTCACATTCACGTATCATTGCACGAATGCTATGGCTCTTTTCATCTAAATTCTCCAGTTTTTTCTTTTTGATAATATAATTGGGTTCCTGCTTATAGGCATTATCCATATTACGCTTCAAATCAACCACATTCTTTAAAGTCCTGAATCCGGTCTTCTTTAAAAGCTGGCGCACACTATCCTGATATCCGGCTTTACGGTTGATATTAGTTTCTTGCAGGAAATAGCCTATATACTCCTTCAATGTGTTGATACATTCCTGTACGCTCAATACACTGATTTCCTCATTTACATTCAGCACTTCTTCGAAGAAGTTCAGGTAGTCACTCTCTATCTCAACCGTATTGCCAGCTTCCACTAGTACACCGTAGTCCACCAGTTTCCTCAATCTTGTTTCATTTCCTTCGACAAGGTCTATGGCAAGCCCGACCGGAAACTTCATAAGTTTTCGCTTTTCAAACATCTCGCTCAGCAATCCTTGCTCACGTGAGAGTGTCTTTGTTAATTCTTCTATGCTTCTAAAATGCGTCAGGACATCCATATATTTAAAACTCTGTGATTGGCACTACATCTATCTTATAATCGTCTTTCTCTATTGTGCGTTTGTTATTATAAGTCACAATAACGAGATTATCACACTTTAATTCTCCGGCACATTCAACAATACTGTCCACTTCTCGCTTCTCCGTTTTAGGACTGCTCATATCATAACAGACCTGTACAAGTTGTAATATGCGAGTTCCTTCACGAAGTACAAAATCAACTTCCTTATCGTTTCGTGAACGATAATAGAATATGGTCTTTTCAACATCATAACCTCGGCGTATAAGTTCTATGAAAACTTGATTCTCAAGCAATCGTCCCAGATTGTCACTTAAAGAAAAAGCCTTGGACACCACAAAGCCATTGTCAACTACATACACTTTCCTTGGAGCTTTTTTCATCAGCTTAAGTTTGTTATTGTAGCGTGATAAATAATAGAAAAGGTATGGTTCATGGAGATAGTCCATATATTTCTTTGTCGTATTGACACTGGAGAAGTCAAGTTCTGTTGCTAACTTATTAGCACTGACAGGATTACAAAAGTTTGAGATAAGATACATGGCCAGATTATTCAAATCGGTCACATTCCGGACATTATGACGTTTGGCAACATCTTTCCATATGATGGAATCAAATAACGTATCAAGGTAACTACGGGTCAGTTGGCGTGAAGCAACTACTTCCGGATAACCGCCATACCTCAAATAGTCGTCTGTCAGCACAAGAGATTCCGTCTTGTGTTCAGGTTCCTGTACATGCAGATCAAGCTTATTCCAGTTGAAAAACTCTTCAAGACTAAAAGGCAACATTTCTACCTGAAGATACTTGCCGGTTAATACTGTAGCCATTTCGCTGCTGAGCATTCTGGCATTACTGCCTGTTATCACGAGATTCTTTCCCATTCTATACAGTTCACTGACCCACAGATCCCATCCGTCAAGGTTCTGTACCTCGTCCAACAACATATATTCATACCCGGGATATACATCATCCAGCATCCGCATTACCAAATCAGCATCCCAGGCTTCCAGCAATTGATAGTTATCGAAGTTCAAGTATGCAAAATTCTTGTCCCGCAGCATCAATAGTGCCTGAGTGGATTTACCCACTCGCCGTGGGCCTGTTATCAACTTGATAAGATGGCTGCCCAATAGCAAATCTGTATTTTGGTTGCTCTTACGCGTCAAATACGGACGAGACATCAGCTCGTCACGTTCTTTGCGTTGATTCAGAATGATTGTTTTCATCTTTTATATGTTGTTATTCGAATACAATATTACTGTTTTTTATTCAAATAACAATGTCTATTGCACAAAATATGTATTATTTTATGCAGTATAAGATTGTTATTGAGTAAATTTTAGCATTATTGAGTGCAAGAACTGCATACCGACAGAAAGGTCGACAGAGAACGTTTTATCCTTAGAGAACACAAAGTAATTTTCTTCTCATATTATTTAACCTCTAACAAACAATATATTGTTTCTATAAAAATGCTCAAGCCCATTATGGTTGTACAATCTTTGCCATGATATTTATATAAAAACTATGGGGCACAGAACGAAACGTATAATGACGGAAAAGACGTAAAATGGTGGAATGCTTTGAGTGCCAAAGAGTTACGGGTATAGCGCCAGGATGACGACGCAAAACGAAACGTTTACATGGGCTTAATTTTGGTTTAATTTTAGGCAAAGTTGAGGCTTGTCAGGACTACACAATGTTTATAAGTGGCTTGCATGAGATTTACATGGGTGGATTGGTGAGTGGAGTGACGACATGGATAGGTGGTGCAGACTGCTTTTTTATATCCATTTATAAAATATTATTTATGATTTTATTCCATATAATTATTATTTGGTATATTTGCAGATGTAAAATATAAGGATATGGCAAAGGTTATACACGTGCATCTGATACATGGAATAGAGGGAAGGAAACGTAAGGACTGGTATTTCAGCAGTATTTCAGCGGTTTATACGGTTCTGACGGCCGAACAAGTTGGCGCGACGAAGAACTACCTGCTACACGCCGGGCTATCAGGAGGCGGCTCAATTATCACAAAACGAGCTGTAATAAAGCAATCTACGCTTATTTCATGTAGCCGTGGCGCATTGGAAAAGGGATGATTTTAACGGCTTTAGAAGTGAAATAAAACGCCATTCAGGCGATGTTTACGATGGAGGCTCACACGCCTCCTTTTTTGTGCCCGAAATAGGGCATTTTTGAGGGTGGAAGGACAGCTGGACGGACAAAGTGGACGGACAAAAATTATGAACTGGACGGACAAAAGTAGGTTTTTAGGGGGTGCGATAGAGAGGGGGTAATATACCATTTTTTTTACGATAGCCTCGAAAAACGAGCCGATAGACACCCCCTAAATGCCACCTCTTTTTTGGAACCAGCCTTGGAAAAGCCGCATAAACAGGGGCTTCCCGACCATAAGCGGTGTGTAAATGCAGGGGGAAACACGTTTTCTCATGGATTCCGAGGGTACAAAGGGGAACATTTTGTTTTACACGATGCGGACGAGACCGCGGACGAGGGCGACACCGTGGAACTGGTCTTTGGAAAGTTCAAAGGGTTCATAAGCGGGATTGTCGGACACAATGAGAACATGCTGCTCATCGGAGCCACGCCGGATGCGCTTGATGAGCGGCCCCTGGAGCGTATCGAGGACATACGTTTTGTTCCACTGAAAGAACAAGTCATTTAGTGGTATGCGCTGGCAAGCGACGAGGTCGCCGGAATAATAAGTGGGCTGCATGGAGTCACCGCTGACTTGCATCAGGAAGTCGGCACCCTTGAAAGCAGGGATGACATAGCGTTCGCATTCATATTCCATGACCGAGATGTCATCAGTAAAAGCCCCAGCCATTGCACTGATGGGCAGAAGTGGAATTCCCTCATGGCTACCCTCGGGAACATGAAAAGCCAACTTTTTTTCATGCATTTCTTGCAAATCTCCTTGCTTCTTACTATTTTTATCCTTTGAATATAATCTTATTGACGTATTTTGCGTTTCAAGGGTACTCTTCGTTTTAAGCATAGAACCTTTGCCTGTTAAAAGCCATTCAGAAGAAATATCAGTGTAAACCATTAGGATTTTTTCTAATTTATCAGAACCTATGGCACCTTTGTTCTTCAGTGATTTACCAAATGAAGCATTAGCCATACCAATGCTGCGCTCAAAGGCTGCTACTGATATGTTCTTATAATCAATATATTCTTTCAGTCTTTCCAATATCATAGAAAATAATCTATTAAATTACACTTGAAATAGAAAATATCCTCGTTTTTATTTTGTTGTTTATAGAATATTTCCTATCTTTGCAACGTGTTAAGTAATTAACGAGCGGCCAAAGATACGAAAAAGGCTTGAGATTAACGAATATTTAAGATTAAAGAATATGAACGAGGAAATCAAAGAATGGAAGACGCAGAACTACAAGTCACGTGTTGCCCACCTGCTGATGCTGGACTGCGTGAGCTTCAGCTACAACGAGGAGGACGGCATAGTGTTCACTGCCCCGGCGGAGTACGTGGAGAGGCTGAAAAGGGTACTGGTAACTTGTTACGGATGCAAGAAAGCGCCGGTGATAACAGAGTATTAACGAATGAAAGGGGCTGCCCGGACGGCGCGGCCGGAAAGTTGGAATAGCGTAATGTGAAAGCGTAGGACAGCCGCCGGGGTTCGACTCCCCGCGCCCCACAAGACAATTAATAATTAAAAATCAAGAATTATGGAAAATAAATCTTATCAATCAACGGAAGCATGCCATCCTCAGACTTGTCCGATTCGGAAAAGACTTGAAGAGCTTGAGAGGCAGCGTAGGAATCTACTCTTCTTAGTATGCCGTATTCTTCCAGGTGCCCCTGGATATAAGCTACGTCCATCAGAACTTGCAGCTGAAAACGTCGGTGACTTATCCTGCCTTTCTGCTGAGGCGAGAGCTTGTCTGTATAATCAAATGGTAAAAGATTAGCCCGTTCAAATTCCCACATAAGATATTTGGCAAGCCAAACCTTGTCGTCCTTGCGTGGGTCATCCTTGAAAATTACAGGCAACAAAGACGTAAAGTAAGTACGGAGAGCCTCGAATTTGGCCTCCAATAAAATCATATCAATATCCATAATACAAATGTTTTAGTGCGCTACAAAGTTAGCGAAAAGCCCGGAAGTCCGGGAGGATATCCGGGACATTTTGAAGTAAAACCCATAAAATTTAAGATTAAGATATGAAAAAGTACATTCATGTGACGAAAGAGACGCGCGAGCTGTTGGAAAAGACGTTCGGTGTGACAAGTACGATGGTGTGGTACGCATTGTCGTTCAACCCGAGCCGTGGGCAGTCAGACCTCGCAAAGCGCATAAGGAAGGCCGCGCTGGAGCATAGGGGCATACTGATGGCCGACGAGTGCGTTTTAGAGAACACCCTGTTTGACGCGGACGGCTATATCCGCCACTACCCGACATTGGACACGATGCTTGAGTTCTCGCGCGAGGACGGCGGCTGCGACGTGTTCCACAAAGGCAAGAAGGTGCGCCACTACGACAACGTGGCGATAGCCGACATCAAGGACATACAAAACTGGGCAAAGGCGATAAAGTAAGAAGGAGGCGGCCATGATTGGGTATTACGGCAATAAACTTTGCATTCCGGCGCGTGAACTCGTTGAAGGCGGCTATATGACAAAGGCTGCATACGAGAAGAACGTGACCCGTCGTAAAATCACCGTGGTGCGCCGCGGTGGCGGAGCGAAGGGTCAATGCGCCCTTGTTGCCGTAGACAGCCTTCCAGCATCTTGCAGGGAGAAGGTCGAGGAGAAGTTCGGCTGCGACGAGGCGCGCATCAGGGGCTGGGTGATGTCGAACTACGAGCTTGACCAGGCTGCGCTGGCCTTCTTCATGGACTGGGCCGCCGGCCACAAGAGCGACCACGCCACGGCGGAGCTGGCGCACAAGTATGCTGTGAACGCCTCGGTGTTGAACACCTGCATCAGTCTGTATGAGCGCGCGAAAGACTGCGCAAGGCTGTTCGGCGAGAAATACGACTGGGCTAAGATGGCGAAGGCCATCGAGACGTTACGCGAGGAGTTGGGGCACGACCTGCCGGCCAGCACGCTGCGCTTCCGCAGGAAGGTGAACGACTACAAGAAGTTCGGTTACGAGTGCCTGATTACAGGTAAGTTCGGCAACCAGTGCGCCCGTAAGGTGGACTACAAGACCGAGCGGCTCGTGTTAAGCCTGCGAGTGCTGCCCAACCAGCCATACGGAAGCGACGTTCATGAGATGTACATACAGTTTGTGTGCGGCGAGCTTGAGGCCTGGGACTTGGAAACCGGCGAGATATTCAACCCGGACGACTTTACCAACAAGAACGGGGAGCCGAAAGAACTCAGCGAAAGCACCATCCGCAACATCCTGAACAAACCAAGCAACAAGCTGCTTGTGGAACACACCCTGCGCGGCTATACCGAATTCATGCACGAGCAGATGCCGCACATGCACCGCCACGGCGGCGAATGGTCGCTGAGCCAGGTAACGATGGACGACGTGGACTTGCCGCGCCGCATGAAGGGGAATGAGTACGTACACGCATACTACGCCTACGACGTGGTGAGCCAATGTAGGATAGGACTGGCCTACGGACGCGGCAAAGATGACGCCCTTGTAGTGGAGTGTTTCCGCGACATGTTCCGGCTCATCGCACGGCACGGCTGGGGCATCCCGGCAGGCATCGAGGTTGAGCAGCACCTGATGAGCAAGTACAAGGGTGGCTTCCTGAAAGCCGGCGAGGTGTTCAAGTTCGTACATTTCTGTGCTCCGCAGAACTCGCAGGAAAAATACGCTGAGCCTTTGAACGGCGCGTTCAAGACCACGATAGCGCACAAGAACCACGAAGGCGTGGGCCGCTGGTACAACAAGGGCGCGCGCAGGGTGGACCAAAAGAAAATCAGCGACAGCGGCAATCATACATGGGAGGACAAGAAATACTACACCTTCGAGGAGCTGGTGGCCGACGACCGCCGTGACTGCGCTGAATGGAACAACTCACTGCACCCGAACCAGAAGAAATATCCGGGCATGACTCGTTGGGACGTGCTCGTGGCGAAGATAAACCCGACCCTCCGCCCATACGACAGCCTGACCCTGAGCCGCTATATCGGCGAGAAAGTGGAAACCAGCATACGGCGCAACTCGACGGTGCGCGTGGCCTACGCGGACTGGTGGATAAGCGGCCCGGAGGTGCTGGAGGAGCTGGAGCCGAACAACCGCAAGGTGACGGCCTACTACCTGCCGGACGAGGAAGGGAAGCCGACCGACGTGTACCTGTTCCAGGGCGACCGCTACATTGACAAGGTGCGTCCCGTGAAGACCTACAGCCGCGTGATGGCCGAGCAGACGGACGAGGACGTGGCGAACTACATCGAGCAGCAGAAATACGTGTCGCACTTCAAGAAATACCTGCGCGACAATGCCATCGCGAAAGTGGGCAAGGCCGAAGCTGGGCCGCAGGCCTACGCGGAAGAAGTGGATACGGAATGCTACACCCTGCCTCCCGTCCCGGTGCAGGACGAGCCGGAAGATTACGAATGGAAGCCGGACATGGACAGCACCAGGCGGGCATTGGAAGACCTTTAGCAAGCTGATTGTCGGCTGCGCTCGGTCAAACGAGCAAGCTCATTGACGCTCACTTATACGACAATTAGAACAACATTAAAACAGCGTTAGATTATGATTACAGAAGCGCAAAAGCAAAGGATTATGGAGGCGATAGCCGCAAACCGCGCGAACTATCCGAGCGACGCGAAGCACGCCGCCTCCCTCGGCATCACCACTTCGGTGTACAGTGCCGTAAAGAACGGACAGACGGACAAGGTATTGAGCGACGCCAACTGGATAGGCATCGCCCGGAGATTAGGCGTGAACCTGCGCGGCGGCATGGAGTGGAAGGCTGCCAAGACACCCACCTTTGAGTACATCACCTCGCAGCTGGAGATTTCGCAGAAGTCCTGCCTTTCGGCCATTCTCTGTGACGTGCCGAACATAGGCAAGACATTCACGGCCCGGTACTATGTGCAGACCCACAGGAACGCGGTTTATATCGACTGCTCGCAGGTGAAGACCAAGCTGAAGCTGGTGCGCAAGATTGCCGCCGAGTTCGGCGTGGACAGCAAGGGCCGGTATGCAGACGTGTACGACGACCTGGTGTATTACCTCCGCTCCATCGAAACGCCGCTCATCATCCTGGACGAGGCGGGCGACCTGCAGTATGAAGCCTTCTTGGAGTTGAAGGCTTTGTGGAACGCCACCGAACGGTGCTGCGCCTGGTACATGATGGGGGCCGACGGTCTGAAGGAGAAGATAAACCGCTCGATCGAGTGCAAGAAGGTGGGCTACACCGAGATGCTGAGCCGTTACGGCGACCGCTACAGCAAGGTCACCCCGGACGACGGCAAGGAACGCGAGGCATTCCTGATGACGCAGGCGCGGATTGTAGCCAAGGCCAACGCTCCTGAAGGCGCGGACATCGCGCAGATAGTGCGCAAGACGCGCGGAGGGCTGAGACGTGTATATACGGAGATTGAGAAACTTAAAATGACAGCACAATGATGACCAAGATAGAACAGCCGGCGATGGAGGCTATAATCGGGATCCATCGCGATATGAAGAAGGCGAACGAGCCGGACTGGGAGAAAAGACGTTACGAAATAGCAAAGGAAGTGTTCTCCAAAAGCTGGGCAGACAGCGTGCTCACCGACGAGGACATCGCAGAAAAGGCTGTGGCGGCAGCAGACGCCCTTGTTGCGGAACTGCAAAAACAGCAGAAGGAAGCGAGGTAAACAAATGAAGCGTGCGTACAGTCCGAAAGAGATAGCCGCCAAGAAGTGGGTGACGCTGCCGTGGGGTGAGAAGTGGAGCAAGCCTTTCGGCTTCCCTGCCGAGAACGCCTCATGGTTCATCAGCGGTGCCAGCGCACAGGGCAAAAGCTCGTTCGTGATGCAGCTTGGCAAGGAACTGTGCAATTACGGGCCGGTACTGTACCTAAGCTACGAGGAGCGCGTGAACCAGAGTTTCCAGCGCAGGATGTGTTACCTGCACATGGACGATGTACAAGGCAAGTTCCGTGTAGCCACGGACGACAGCTACGAAGAGCTTGTCGAGCGTTTGAGAAAGCCCAAGTCGCCGAAGTTCGTCATAGTGGACTCGTTTCAAGTGGCCAAGGACGATGCCGGATTCAGCTACGACAAGGCCGTTGAGCTGATACGGCGTTTCCCGAGAAAATGTTTCATCTTCATCAGCCAGGAAAAGAAAAGCTCGCCGATGGGCAGCGACGCGCTGCGCCTGAGATACATTTGCGACATGAAAGTGCGTGTCATGGGCTACAAAGCATACTGCCTGGGACGTTCCATAGGCGAGGCCGGAAGCTACTACGTGGTGTGGAAGGAAGGCCTTATACAGACAAGCAACGGATTATGAAAACGAAGTAACAAAACCAACTATATGGAAAAGAATGAAAGGTGCTGCATTTGCGGCAATGACATTGAGGGGTACGGCTACAACCCGTTCCCAGTGAAGGAAAAAGGCCAGTGCTGCCGTAAGTGCAACTACACGATAGTGCTGCCGGAGCGTTTCAGGAGGATGGAAGAAGACCAAAAAGACAAATGCGATGAATAAGAAAGTTTACATCAGCGGTGCGATAGCGCACTATGACATCGACGAGCGCAAGAGGGCGTTCGCCGTGGCCGAAGTGCAGTTGAGGCGTTTGGGCATGGAGCCTGTAAACCCGTTCAGGAACGGGCTGCCGGAGGATGCTGACTGGCGCGAGCACATGAGGATTGACATAGCCAACCTGCTGTGCTGCGGCTATATCTTCATGCTGAAAGGTTGGGAACTCAGCAAGGGAGCCAAGCTGGAACTTGACGTGGCCAGTTCGTGCGGGATAAAAGTGCTGTTCGAAATGTAGGAGAATATGCGCCATGAAGGAAGGGACGAACTATGCAAGGTTCTACGCCTTGCTGAAAAAACTGAAGGGTGCAGACAAGGAAACACTGGTGTACCAGTTTACCAACGGCCGGACAGAACACCTGCGCCTGATGACAGAGGCGGAATATGGGGCCATGTGCCGCGAGATGGAGCGCGTGGCAGGTTACGACGAACGCAGCGAAGCCATACGCCGCGAGCTGAGGCGATGGCGCAGCACCTGCTTGAGGCTGATGCAGCAGATGGGCATCGACACCACGGACTGGGCGCGCGTGGATGACTTCTGCCGGAATCCACGGATAGCCGGCAAGCCATTCGCCCGGATAAGCCAGCCGGAACTTGAAGCCTTGAGCGTGAAGTTGCGTTCCATCAGGCGCAAGGGCGGGCTGAAAAGGCCAGCCAAGCCCGAACTCGCGCCGCGCCAAGAATACGTGATAGTGAATATGACAAACAATGAAAAAGCGAACTGACGATGACGAACAGGCAGATAGTGAAGGAACTGATGGATCACATACACAAGTATTGCAGGGAACTTGACGATGCCCGTTATATGGACATATTAGAGGGCCTATGGTTCGAGATTGAGGATGAGCGCGGCAAGCTCTGTATGGAAGTTCCGGACATGGAAGAGAATTGAAACATATTGTTTAACCAAATAAAACTTACGACAATGGTAACAAAGAGAGCGAAGAAAGTGATTATCACGGGAGTTACGAGGGAAGCGGCAGACGAGGCGTTCGCAACATACGCCAAGACGGCGGCCGAGAGCGCGAAGATAACGGCGGACATCGAGCTGCAATGCGCACGTATCCGCGAGAAATACGCAGGGAGGCTGGCTGAGCTTGAGGACGCAAAAGACAAGGCGTTCGACACGCTCCAGGCGTTTGCCACGGAGAACCAGGCCGAACTGTTCTCGAAGAAGAAAAGCCTTGAGATGGCCCACGGCACGATAGGCTTCCGCACGGGTACGCCGAAGCTGAAGACGCTCAAGGGCTTCACATGGGCAAGTGCGCTGCAGCTTGTAAAGGAATTCCTGCCCGGCTATGTCCGCCAGACGGAAGAGATAGCCAAGGACAAGCTATTGGCCGACCGCGATGTGGAGGACATGGGCGGCAAGATGGCCAAGTGTGGCATACAAGTGTCACAGGACGAGACCTTCTTCGTGGAACCAAAGAAGGAGGATGCCGCATGAAGCAGGAAGTGAAGAAAGACCCGAAAGTAGCCTTGTGCCGCAAATGCCGCGGCACGGGCAAAATCGTATCAGGACGTTTCATACGCAAGATGGAAACCTGTCCGCAGTGTGAGGGGAGCGGTCGTGTGACGGTAAGCTGCGAGATGACGCTTGACATCCGTCCTTACAAGCCAAAAAGTGAACAGGTTATGGACTGACATTAAAACAAATTATGGGGAACCGGCACGGTGTGAGTTATCAGAAACGCGTCGCTGACATCAACAGGATATATGACCTCTACGTCAAGAAGGGAGTCCCGAACAGGGAGATATGGCGGAGGTACATATATCCTGTGTATGGTATCAGCGAGAGGACTTTTTATAACATATTGAAAGCGTCCGCCAACCCCAAGAACGACCTGCCGGAAGACACCCAGCTGTATTTGAAGTTTGACACATGAGCGGAACGGACAAGAATACCAGAGCGGTAATACGCCGGATATTGTCGGATATCCGGGTGGAGCTTGGCGACGAGTTTGACAGGAACTTCGAGCGCCAGGCTTTTTTCAGCGATGCGTGGGCACGCCGGAAAAGCCCGACCCGTCCGGGCGGGACGATACTGGTGGACACGGGCACGCTGCGGCGCAGCATCCGCAGCCGGACAACGGACGACAGTATCACGTTCTACACCGACCTGCCGTATGCGGCCATCCACAACGACGGCGGGGAAATAGTGGTGACGGAGAAGATGAAGCGTTTTTTCTGGCACAAGTATTACGAGGCCACCGGAAGTTTCGGCCGGAAGAAGAACGGCCAGCGGCGGAACGACAAGCGGACGCGGCAGTTGGGCACGGAGGCCGATTTCTGGCGTTTTATGGCCTTGAAACGTGCCGGGACTACCATCCGCATACCCCGGCGGAGATTTCTCGGCACAGGGCCGGAGGTTGAGCGTATTGTGCGGGAGATTATCGAGGACAACCTGAACGAGTATTTTGACATGGATTTTAGCATAGAAAGAAAATGAGAAAAGAACTGTATCAGATGCTGTGCGACCGTCTGAAGGAGGTCGGCGGCGGTGCGATCAAGCACATAGACCTGTGGAACCACAACGTGGAGTTCATTGAGCAGGAGGAAAGCTGGGCGCGTCCGGCGGTGTTCGTTGAGTTTCGGCCTATAAAGTGGAACGCCATAGTGAACGGCGTGGAGTACCGCGCCGAGCCGGAAGTGGCCCTCCATGTGGTGACGGACTGGACGGGCAGCGTGAGCGACGGCAGCCCGTTCAAGGAAGAGAGCCTGGAGGTGTTCGAGCTGTTGGAGGAGATACACGCCGCGCTTGCGTGCATGGAGGGCGAGACCTTTAAGGAGTTCGACCTTGTGGAGAGCGACACCAACCACAACCACGAGGACATCGTTGAGAACATAGAGGTGTATCAATGCGTGGCGATAAAGTCGCTGCAGTAGCAAAGAACCCCGCAAGCCGGAAACGGCCTGCGGAGTTCTTGTCAGATGTCAGAGCAGCATCCAGATGACGCTTGCCGCGACGCCTCCACCCACTGTAAGAAGCCAGTCAGTCCAGTCCCACGGGCTGCCGTGCAGCTTGTCTTTCAGTTCGAGGCATGATGCCGCCACGGCAGCCGAATATACGGCACCGAACGCGGAACATGCGCACAATCCAACCACAAAGCCCCCGGCAAGGTGTTTCCACCGGTTGCTTTCCTTCAAAAAGGAGATAATTCTGTTCATAATGAATCGGTTTTGAAAAATTGTTTGTATATTTGCACTGAGAACGACGGGTTACCCACATGTCGGCTCGCAAGAGCGCAGGCTTCGGGTATGACGGTCGTTCTTTTCTTTTATATGAATGTCATATTGTAAAGCAGCTCCCCATCCGTTATTTTGCATTTGAATTCGATGGTATGCCCGTTCCATTCGACATGGTAAACTGAAAATCCGAAGTCGTGATGTCTTCCTTCTTCGGTGCGTACTCTGTTAGCCTGCGGAATCCATTCCCTGAAATTCATGGATGCTTCCACGATGTCCGGCAGCTCCGGATTCCGCTTGTTCTTGGCCATCATTTCATTGAAGAACTTTTTCCCGACCCCTATTCTGTATCCGTCACCGCTTGTCACATAAGAGCGTTTTGCCGGATTGCCAGTTTCGGCTGAGTCAGGTAACTGCACGGTGTCAAGATTGCCGTCTGCCCATCCGTTTACCTTTTCTGAAAGCTCCCTGAACTCCTGGAGTGTGGGCCGTCTGTTGCGTCTTCGTTCCAAGGCCTGTCTAAGCGTCTGACACGCTTGGCACAGTTCGTTGTCCGGGATGAACGCCTTGGCGAGCTTTGCTTTCCCTTTGGCAATGTCGCAGTCCCTGCACCGGCTGATGGTGTACGGATTATAGTCCGGCACGGCCTTCTCCTGCTTGCCGGGATTGAAACGGAACATCCCATTCGTGTCGCGCTGCAGGGCTTCCTCGCCGAGTGCCATCGCCTCGTCGTGCGGTGTGGCCGGATAACGCGACTTGCGCACCTGCACCACGGTACAGCGGCAGTTCCACCCGTTTGGCGGATAGTATTCCTCCCAGAAGGAATCCGTTATCGGCAGCGTCACTCCGTGGAGTGCGGCGTGTTCCGGTCGCACCTTATTGTCGTGCGCCGTGCGGTACTGCAGGTAGTAGCGGTCGCCGTCCTGCATGAACCCCTCCCACTTGGCCGCCATCTCCGCAGAAGCCTGCACGAAATTGAATTCCGAGCGCAGGTAGTTCGAGTTGTAGGTGGCGTCGATGCTTCGCACGTCCTTCAGGAAGCGTTCGAACGTCTTTCTATTGCCGTTCTCATCCAGCAGGGACGGGAACGCCTCGTTCAGCTCATGGAAAGCCTTCATGCCGGAAAAGACGTAGTTCGAGCGGCTGAGCCTTTGGCGCATGATGTCGGACATCTCCACCTGCTTGAAGGAACCGTCCAGCGTTTCCGCGTGCAGGCCGATGAATTCCTGTGCGGCCGGTTCCGCCAGTATGCCGATGCGGAGCGACGCGCCTTCCTCCTGGTAAAGGGCGCGCATCATGCCCTCGAACTTCTGCCTCAAGTCCTCCGACGGCGTGCAGAGGTCTTTGCCGGAGGCGTAGCCGAGCAGCTTCCCGGCCAGTTCATCCATCTTTTCCGGGGAATTCAAATTGGAATAGGAAAGCAGCTCCTTGGAGAATGTCCTGCCGCGCAGGGTGGCGCTGATAAGTTCCGCCTCGAATTCGGCCCGGTTCTGCAGGGCGTATCTGGAAAGCTCCTTCTGTATGAGTTCCTTGTTCACCCCCTTCATGTCCCACTGGTGCTCCACGGTGGAATACGCCTTCGGCTCCAGCATACAGTCGATATGGTGGCCGAGTTCGTGCAGGAAGGTGTTGTCCTGCGCCCCCGAACCGTATTTCATCTTCTTTTCCCTGTAGCTCTTGTAGTCGCGTTCGCGCCTTTCGTTGAAATACAGGATGCCGTCAAACCCCTCGCCGATAGGGGCGCTGTATTCAGCCCCGACAGTCGCGCCGAGTTTTTTCTTCATGAGCCGGGGCAGCTTTATGCCGTGCGACAGCAGAATCCTTGCGGCGGCTTCCGCGTCTTTCCGTGCCTCGACGTTCTTAATGACGGATGCCCACTCCCTGGCCGCCTTGTCGATGTCGTCATTCTTTCCCAGCGTCAGACGGCTTTCTCCGAGCAAGGCGTTGTAACGTAGGTGCAGCCCCGAATAGTCATCGGGGCTCAGTCGAAAAAAAGGCGTGCGTTTTTTTGCTGTTTGTTGTCATCTTCCTCCCCATCCTTGCTTGCCGGAACCTGTGCAGTGCGCCTTTCTCCGACGGGCATGTTGTACTTTTCCGCAAAATACTTCGGGTCGACTTCGTAGCGGTCTGATACCATCTTTTCGAAGGCCACCTGCTGTTCCGGGGTATAGTCCACCGAATCGTCCCATTCAAAGCGCAGCCCCTTGACCGGGAAGCCGTGCTTCGCCATGCGCGGGATGAGCTGGTTGTTCACGATGTCGGCCAGCATGGTGCGGTCGCTTTCCACGAGGTTCTCGAACACTTCGAGGTGCGTCTGCGACTGCGACAGGCTGGAGCCGTCCTCAATGGTCATGGTCTGTCCGATGATGAGCTTGGACAGTTCGGAGTTCGCCCTGTCCACGCGCTTGTCATACACGTTGAAGGCGTCGCCCTTGGTGCTTTCCACGACCTCAATCTCCGTGCCTTCCTGGAACACGCCCCAGAGACTCGCTCCCATGCTGTCCATCATGTGTTCCATCTTGGCCAGTTCCTTCTCGTCGCGGGTGGTGGTCTTGGCAATGCGCATGGGCATGCCGAAAATCTCCGCGAAGGTATCCCAGAACGCCAGCGCGTTCTTCTTCGGTATGGTCTGCGTGGCCGCCTTGAGGAACAGTCCGAGGTCGTCCGGCTGTCCCGCCTCGATGAGCCAGTCTGCGAACGGGGCGCGGCGGTATTCGATGCCGGTCGTCCAGTCCTGTCCGAGGTCGGTGACGACACGTCCGTATTCGGGTATGACGTGCTTGCGGGGGATGAGCTTCACACCGTCGTAGCAGACGCAGCCGTCCCCGTCCGTCACGAGGTCGCCCAGTTCGATGAGCGAATGGCCCCAATAGACCGAATCGAGCGACAGCTTCATCAGCTGGCGGAACCATGCTTGGTTGAAGTAGTGCGCCGCTTCCTCCACCTCCTTGCCGTCCGTGCCGACAATCTTGAACGAGCGCGACATGACGAACCCCTTGCGCTGCTCGATGCAGCCGGAGAGGTGCAGGTCGGCGTCCACGTCCCGGTAGATGTCGTACAGCAGCTTGCGGTTGGGGCTGTCCACGTTGATGGCCAGCTGCCAGGCGTTCCGCCAGTCCTGTATGTCCTTGCGCGTGAGCGCGTCGGTCGTGCGTTGCAGGTTTACGACCATCTTCCGCACTTTCCTGCGGTCACCTTCCTTTGCGAGGTTGAAGTCGCCGTATCTTGTATGCAGTACCCGGTTGTCATGGCCGGTGAAATACTGCCTGATGTCATTCCATATTCCCATATCCTTACCAGTTATAACGTTGTTTCTTCTGGCAGCCATAGATGAACGTGCCGCTTACCGGTTCCCCGTCCTCGTCCAGGACGACCGGCAGATCCGGCACAATCTTCCCGGCCTGCACGCCCTCCAGCCACTTGACGGCTCTTTCGTAACGTTCCTTGCGTATCTCCATGCCCATCTTCTGCGGCAGGGATGCCGCCATGTGGTAGAGTGCGATGTCGCAGCAGTACATGACCACGAGCCGGTTGCGTGCGTCGCCCTCTGCGGCGAACAGGGCCGCGCAGTCAAATTTCGGGCGCAGGTACCCGGCCATTTCCTCCTGTGCCTCCATCTCGGCGTTGGCCCGGTTTTCTGAACTGACTTGTGAAACCACTTTCAGCGCACTCTCGCCGATGACCACCTTGTAATCCTCGTCTGTGATAAACATAAGCGCCTCCTTTCAGTGGGTAACGAACAATGCCCGTTTTTCGATGTCCTGCACGGTCACCCCTTTGCGGAACCGGCGGCGTGCCACCAGTTCCTTGACAGCTTTCTTGGGTACGACCTTCAATCCACCATTCAGGTAAACCACATAAAACTTCATGCCGTGGAGCTTTGAAAGTTTCACGGCCTTTTTCACGGCACGCTTGTACCGCCATGCGAAAATCAAATCCTTTATCAGTCTGAACATATTACCAGCTGTTTTTTGAGGAATGGCGCCTCATGCCAAGCCTCGGTTTGTAAATCTGTTGTCTTGTATGCTTCTGGAGTATCCAGATGGCGCCCTCGTCTGCGTCCGGCGCATCATCGTGGACACGGCTGCCGCGTTCAAGGGCAAGCGTCTGCTCGATACCGACCTGCATGTCCGGAGTGTCCTTCAATGCTTCATTGTAGAACACGAAACCGCGTTCCCACAAGGGCGAAACGGCCTCGATGCGCTGGAGTTTCTCCGGCTTCTTGCGCATGTCCGGCATGATGGGAAGCTGGTAGCCTCTGCGTTTGCCTTCCTCTGTGAACTCGTCCAGGATGATGTCCTGCATGAAGTTGGCCTCCATGAAGAAAAGGATAGCCGCCTCGTCGCGCGTGCGCTCGTACAGGTCATAAAGCCAGCGCACCATGCCTGTAACGGTGTCCTGCCGGACATAGCAGTCTATGAGGTGGAGTTCCGAGCCTATCTTTCCCCAAAAGCGTGAGGCCTTGTAGTCATTGGCCGTGGTTGACTTGAACGAGGGGTCGGTATAGCACACGAGCTGGTCGTACTTTTCAAGCGGCAGCACCTTCTTGAAGCGTATCCAGTCGTGGCGGAAGATGGTGCCGTCCTTGATGGGGTTGTGCATCATCTCCTTCTCCCATGCCCGATAACCCACGAAGTCCCGGTACTCCTGTGCCTCGTCCTTCGTCCACTTCTCCTTCCAGACGGGATTCCCGTCGCGGTCGACCGCCTTCACTTCCGACACATATACACCTTTTGTGGCCGCGATGTTGGCCAGTACGGAAGTCTTGGAAATGAGGTTGCCCACCATGATGAAGCGTCCGCGCCCTACGTCCAGCGCTCCGAAAAGCGCCTCCTTTACCCAGTCAGTCAGGTCTTTGACGCGCTTCTCGTTGCGGCAAAGCTCGTCGTCGTCGAGGTCGTCGATGACGATGTAGTCCGGGCGTGCCTCACGCTCACGGAGACCGCGGGGCGATTGGCCGCGTCCGCAGGCCAGGAACTTGACTCCGGACTGTGCCGTGAACTCCCCTTCCTGCCAGTCGCCGATGCTTTTCTGCTCTCCGAAATCGGCGATAAGTCGCTGGTTGAACTCCAGTTCCGCCTGTATGTCCGAAAGCAGGCGGATGGCACTGTCTTCGCTTTTGCCGACCACGACCATGAAGTTGATGAGCCTCTTGGGCTGGAACATCAGCCAAAGCGGCATGAAGATGTCGAAATGGGTGGACTTGGCATGTCCGCGCGGCCACTTGAACACCGCCTTCAGGTTCGGGGTACTCTTGACCTTGGCGGCCGCCGTGTTGTGGAACGGCGCGTTGTGTATGGTGCGGACGACCTCGCCCGTCACCTTGTCGCGCAGTTGCAGGAAGTGCGGGAAATAGTATTCGCAGAATGACGCATAGTCCTTCTGCAGGCGGCGGATGCGCCTGTCCTTTTCCACCGGCGTTTCCCTTGCCAGCAGCGCGGTGTCGGTGATGGACTGGACATGCCTGCAGTGTTCCTGCCATTCCGCGTACCTCTGTTTAATCTCAGCCTGTGTCGCCATGCGTCACCTCCCCAGGCTCGTGCCCATGCTTTCGACGATATACTTGTCCTGGTACTTGTTGATGGCCTTGATGAGGTCGGGCGTGAGTTCGGGGTCGGTCTGCGCCCGGTGCTCCAGCCACTTGGAAAAGGCCATGAACACTTCTATGGCATCCACCACGTTGGCCTTCTTGTCGAGCTTTTCAATGACCGACGATAGTTTAGCCAGTTTGTCGCCGAGCCCAGCGATGAGGTTGGCGTCCTCGGATGCGTTTACTTGTTCTATGAGCTTGTCAATGGTCAGCAACAGCTTGTTGACCAGTTCCGGGCGTGTGATGCTCTTGGCCGCCCTCGCCTCCTTCCATCCCTCGGCGGAACACCATTTGGAGACGGTGACGCGTGATATGCCTATCTTGTCGGCAATCTCGGTTTGCTCCATCCCGGAAAGGTACAACGCCCTGCCGAGCGACTTCTTCTTTTCAATATCTGCTTTCTTCATATCTGGTAAAATCTTGAATGCGTGCGTATCTTACGGCAAAGTTGCGGCGTTTCGGGCTGAACGCCAAAAAGATAGGAAACGGTTGCATAGAAGTGTGCAACCGTTTCACACTTTTTTGGCGGCCAGCCCTTTGCGGTGTAATATTGCAGTCAAAAACAGCGACTGTCGGCTGCGTTCGGCATAATCCAAACGAGTTTGGCTCTGCCCTCACTTGCACGACAGTTGCAGTGTAAAACGCAAAACGCGAATACGAAATGAGTGCAAGACGAGTAAGAATTTCAAACGACAGCCTGAACAGCTACGGCTCCCGTGTGCTGACTGCAGGCATGAACGTGGAGCAGTACTGCCGGAACCCCGTGTTGCTTTACATGCACGAGCGCGGCAATGTGATAGGCTATGTGAAAGACCTGAAGTCCGAGAACGGCGAAGTGACCGGCGAGCTGGTCTTTGACGAGGCCAGCGAACTGTCGAAGCGGTGCAAGAAACAGTACGAGTTCGGCAGCTTGCGCATGGTCAGTGCCGGGATAGACATCCTGGAACTGAGCGACGCAAAGGAACACCTCGTGCAGGGACAGACCCGGCCGACGGTGACGAAGAGCAAGCTGTTCGAGGTGTCGCTGGTGGACATAGGAGCCAATGACGATGCCATCGTCCTGAAAAGGGACGGCACGGTGATAAATCTCGGCAAGGACGGCGAATGCCTCCTGCCATTGTTGAACAACAAACCCCAAAAACAAAAAGTTATGGATCAGAAAATGCTGGCCCTCCAGTTGGGCCTGCCGGAAACGGCTGACGAGGCGGCCATCAGTGCGAAGCTCGCGGAACTGAAAGCCTCCAAGGAAGATGCGGACAAGCTCCGCAAAGAAAACGAGACGCTACAGCTCGGACGTATCACGGCGGCGGTGGAAAAGGCCATCGCGGAAAAGCGTATCGGTGAGGACAAGAAACAGCAGTTCATTGAGCTCGGTAAGAAAATCGGAGTGGAAGACCTGGAAAGCACTTTCGGTGCCATGTCGCCGCAGGTGAAGCTGAGCGCAGTCGTCGGCCATTCGGGAGGCGCTCCTTCTGTAACTACTGCCACTTACAAGAAACTGAGCGAGGTGCCGGCAGATAAGCTGGAGGAGATGCGCGAGAAACAGCCGGACGAATACAAGCGCCTGTACAAGGCAGAGTACGGCATGGAGTGTGAAATCTGAATGTGAAACCTGATAAAGACAATGACAATGAACAAGAAAATCATGATGGTGCTGGCTGCTGTCCTGTTCAACTGCATGACAGGCGGTTTGCTGGCAATGGCGGCCGGTATTTCTCCGGTGGCCGGTGCGGCCGGCATGAATGCCGTGGCCGTCCTGTTCGGCGGCACCGTGCCCCAAGGCGTGCTGCGTGCCGGAGTGTATAAGGAAATCTGGACGGGCGAGCTGGTGAAGGCCCTGCGCGGCCTGCTGGAAGGCACGTGGCTGGACGGCATACCTGACAGCTCGTCCCTGGTGAACAATGACATCATCCACCTGGTAGAGGTGGGAGTTGACCCGGAAGTGCTGATCAACAACACGACCTACCCAATCCCGTTGCAGGCTCTGGACGATGCGGACATCGCCATCGAACTTGACAAGTTCCAGACGAAGGTGACCCCCATTACGGACGATGAGCTGTATGCCATCAGCTACGACAAGATGAGCCGCGTAAAGGAGAGCCACTCGAATGCCATCAATGACGCCAAGTTTGCGAAGGCAGCCCATGCGCTGTGCCCTACGGAAAATACGGACACCACTCCGGTATTGGTAACGACCGGCGAGCGTGATGCCGACACGGGGCGTCTGCGCCTTGTGCCAGGTGACATCGTGCGCCTGAAAGCCGCATTGGACAAGTTGCGTGTACCGGCTGACAAGCGTCGCCTGGTATTGTGCAGTGACCATGTAAACGATTTGTTGATGGCAGACCAGAAGTTCAAGGAGCAGTACAACCTGAACCAGACGGAAGGCCGGATAGGCCGCCTGTACGGTTTCGACATCTATGAGTTCGGGAACACTCCGCTCTATACCGTTGCCGGCAAGAAGAAAGCTGTCGGTGCCTTGGCCGAAGCCGGGGAATTCCAATGCTCGTTTGCTTTCTATGTGCCACGTGTGTTCAAGGCCACCGGCTCCACCAAGATGTATTACAGCGAGGCATCGACCGACCCGGAATACCAGCGCAACAAGATCAACTTCAGGCATTACTTCATCTGCATGTTCAAGAAAGCGGATGCCGGTGTGGCAATCCGCAGCGGCTATCAAGCATCGTCGGACGGCAGCATCACGGCAGACCCGACTACTGTGACAATCCCGGCCGAGGGTGGCAGCAAGGACGTGACAGTTACTGCGAGTGGTGCATATACAGTGGGTGCAGCCCCTGACGGCTTCAGCGTAAGCAAGAAGGGCAATACCGTGACTATTTCGGCAGAAGCCAATGAAGGTGAGCAGAAAAGCGGAACCCTGACATTGACATTGCAGTCCAATAACAGCAAGACGGCGAAGATAACGATAACCCAAACGGCAAAAGGTTAGTAAGTCATGGCACTGTTGAAACGTTTGGTATTACACTGCACAGCCACTCCTGAAGGCCGCGAAGTGAGCGCAGCAGACATCCGCCACTGGCACACCGACCCGGTGAGCAAGGGTGGCCGCGGGTGGAAGCAGGTCGGCTATACCGACATGATACACCTGGACGGAAAGGTGGAACGCCTGGTGGACAACAACGAGGACGCACAGGTGGATCCCTGGGAGATTACCAACGGGGCAAAAGGGTACAACACCACATCCCGGCACGTTGTGTACGTCGGCGGCGTTGCCGCTGACGGCAAGACCCCCAAGGACACCCGTACCCCGGCGCAGAAGAAGGCGATGGAAGCCTACGTGAAAGACTTCCACCGGCGTTTCCCCTCCATCCCGGTTGTTGGGCACAATCAATTGGCCGCGAAAGCCTGTCCTTCGTTTGACGTACAGGCATGGCTGAAAGAAATAGGCATAAACAAATAAACGAGAAACAAATGAAAAGACTGATTTTATTTTTTGTGCTGACGATCGGAATTGTGTCAGCCTCGTTCGCCCAGACGGGTGATGTTTCCACAAGTATGGACTATGACAGTATGATTGCCACCTTTGCCGGATTCGCCGGTTGCGTGGTGTTGCTGACGGAAGGCATCAAGGCCTTGTTCCCGAAAATGGAAGGACTGGTAACGCAGATAATAAGCTGGACGGTCGGCTTGGCGGCAGCCATGCTGTTGTGGTGGCTGGACGCAGGATTTGTGGCTGATGTGGAATGGTATATCGCCCTGCTTTACGGTCTCGGTGCCTCGCTTGTGGCGAACGGCATCGCCGACACGGGGTTGGTGCAATGGCTTATAGGATTGATAGCCAAGAAATCCGAGTCAAAAGCATAAGCGAGACATAAAACAAGTAATCTCATGGAACTCAGTGAAATTCTCAATTTCGTGCTGGGTGGCTCTCTTCTGGCGACCGTTGTTGGCATTGTGACGCTCCGCGCGACGGTGCGCAAGGCCAACGCGGAAGCCGAGAAGGCGAAGGCGGACGCCGAGACCGTGCGGATTGACAACGCTGAGCACGCCACCCGGATACTTGTGGACAATATAGTCGAACCGTTAAAAGACGAACTCAATGCGACGAGGAAAGACCTTCAGGCGACGAAACGCGAGATGGCACGCCTTCGCAAGGCCATTGACACTGCCAATTCTTGCAAGCATCATGACGATTGCCCTGTGCTTCGCGGGGTGCGCGAGCACCCGAAAGACAGCGCGGGAAACGGCACGGACGGAAACGGCGACGGGTCGGGCGGACAGCATGAGGAGCGAAGTCCGCCTGATACGGACGGAAACGGTACCGAAGTCGGAGGTGAGGCTGGCGATACCGGCTGACAGCCTTCTGAGGCTTCCTCCGCTGGCCTCATACAGCGGGAAGAGCGGACAGGCCAGCGTATCGGTAAGCCGCGACAGGGGCGTGATTACCGTGTACGCGAGTTGCGACAGCCTGCAGCTCCTGGTGGAATACTATGAGCGGACATCCTCCGTGTGGCAGGAACGCTACGAGGAGATGGCCGGCCTGTACGAAGAGGAAATAAAACAGCGTTCGAACCCCGTTAAAATCTTTTTCTACGGTTTCGGGGCTGGAATACTGATAGGGATTTTAATCACAATATTCATCCAAAAACGAAAGAAAGATGGCAACTAAGAAATTCATATACGGCATAGCCGTGGTAAAGTTCAACAGCAAGGAAATCGGCTACATTGAGAAAGGCAGCTGGGACTGGGGCGGCACTAAGCCGGAGAGTACGGACGTGGAAGCCGAGCAGGTACCTGACGCTCCGGTGCTGACACTGGCCAACAAGAACGCGACCATCGCGCCGACGTTCAACCTCATCCAGCTGGACTATGAGAACATCCAGGCCGTGCTTGGCGGCACGCTGGTGGGCAGCACGGGCAGCTACACCGGCTGGAAGGCCCCGACCGACCTCGTGGAGCTGCGCGGCCCGTGGGAGATCCAGTTCGTGAGCGGCCAGACGATGAAGATACCCAACGGCACCATCATGGCCAACCTGGGCGGCAAGCTGACGCTGACGGAGGTATCCAAGCTGGAATGCCAGCTGAAGGTGAACAAGCCCGAAGAGCCGGACACCGCTCCCTACGAAATCAACGACACGCCGTCAGAGTAACGTATGGACAAGTCAACGGAACGTCTGGTGCAAGCCGAGGGGACGGCCGCCCTGTTGGACAGGGGAGTGTCCGTCCCCTTGAAGGAACTGCGCATCCCGCTGGTTAAGAAGCCCCTGAAGCTGCGCGTGGTGATGCGCCGCCCCCGACTGGGCGGACTGATACGGCTGGCGAGAGTCTATCTGTCGCTGGGCGTGACGGCAGACGAGATGAAGAAGTTCACCAAGGACGAGGAGATGGCCTTCATCGCCGCGCACGGCAAGGCCGTGAGCCGGATAATCGCCTACACCCTGTGCCGCGGCTGGTGGAGCCGCCACCTGCTGGTGGGGCTGACCGCCTGGTGGGTGCGCCACTTCATGGAGCCGGCCTACATGGACGCGGCGATGCGCAACTTCGTGTTCCTGCTGGGCACCGACCCTTTTACGAGTATTATCAGATCAGCCGGGATGACGAACCCGATGAAGCTGAGGCTGAGCCAAGAAAAGAAGGGGAGTTAAAGACGGTCTACGAGCCTTCCCATAGCCCCTTCGGCTTTGTCTGGCAGATAGCGAATGCCACAGGATGGAGCGTAGACTACATCCTGGAAGGCGTGAACTACCAGACCCTCATCATGATGCTTGCCGACGCGCCGCGCTACGTGCGCAAGAAGAACGGCGGTAAGAGTGCGGAGGACGAGGCAAACGAAATAGTAGGATTTTTCCAGAGCAACCTGAAGAAATAGACTATACGGGAAAAAAACGACGGTAGTGAAAACGACGTAAACGATGGCGAAACCTGTAGAAATAGAGATACTGCTGAAAGACCGCATGAGTGCGGGGCTGGAGACCATGCAGCACAAGCTGGACGCGCTGATGGGCAAGGCGTCCGGCACGGACGAGCGCGTGCGTATCCTCAGCACGGCCATAGCCGCACTTAATACGCAGCTCGCCGAAATGAAGAAAACCGCCGAGACCGCGGTTCCCGACCTCGACCAAAGCAAGAACATATCCGCGATGGAAGCCCTGAAATCGAAGATAAAGGAGCTTCAGGAACAGCTGCGGCTGCTTGACGAGACGGCGGAGAATACGGATACCGTCCCGACCGGTGCGACACAAGCCGGCCGACAATACAACGGGCTGCACATGAGCGTCCAGCAGATAGCGAGGGAACTCCCTGCGGCCACTATGGGACTAAATATGTTCTTTCTGGCCATAAGCAACAACCTACCCGTATTGACAGACGAGATAAAGCGCGCCAAGGCGGCCAACGAGGAACTGAAGGCCTCAGGCCAAAGCACTGTACCGGTATGGCGGCAGCTCATATCGTCAATATTCTCATGGCAGACCGCCCTGATGGTGGCCATTACCGTGCTGTCCATGTACGGTAAGGAGATTGCAAGCTGGGTGGGCAGCCTGTTCAAGTCAAAGGACGCCTTGGAGGAAACACGGCGCGAGCAGGAGAGGTTGAACAAGTCGATGGCCGACGCAAGGACATCCGCAGCAAAGGAGACGGCGGGGCTTCGCGTACTCTACGCCATGACCCAGAACGCCAACGCATCGATGCGTGACAGGACGGCGGCGGTCAAGGAACTGCAGTCGCAGTACCCGGCTTATTTCGGCAGTCTGTCCCAAGAGGCCATATTGGCGGGCAACGCCTCCGCCGCGTACAGACAACTGACGCAGGACATCATGTCCGCCGCCTATGCGAGGGCTTATCAGGAACGGTTGGAAGACCTCGCGTCAAAGAACGTGGACGAGCTGCGCGGCTCGCAGGCCGATTTCAACTATATGCAAAGGAACAGGGGAGCGTACAATGCCGCCCAACAAAGGGAAGAAAGACGCCGGCAGCTTCGAGAACTGATGGACGATGAAGGTATTGTATGGAGAAGCGAATACGCTGACGAATGGAACGAACTGCTGAAGACCCAAGGCCCGGATAAAAATACTATCGCACTGTTCAACCAACGTGAAGAGCGCTGGCGTCACCATAACGAGAACTACAAGCGCAACGAGGCCACCATGCAGGACTATGAAGATGAAATCCTGAAACGCCAGTCCGCAGTGGAAAAGACCACGCAGGGCGCATCCTACGAGCAGGACAGGAAGGAAGCGGCGCGTGAGGCCGAGAGACGCGCAAAAGAAGAAGAGCGTATCGGCAAGGAACGCCTGAAGGCCCGTGAAGACCTTGACAAGGACTTGCTCACCCTGCAGCGTCAGAACCAGGACGACGAGACAACCCTGATGCAAGACGGCACGCAGAAGAAACTGGCCGAAATCGACAACGACTATAAACAACGCATTGCAGAGATAGACAGGCAGGAGGCCGAGTTCAGGAAAAAGAACAAGGAGGCCGGACTTTCCGGGCTTGGCGCGGACGGCCTGACGGACGGGCAGGCGGATGCGCTGCAAAAGGCACGCGACAATGCAGCAAAGGAGCAGGAAAGCAGGACACAGGAAGTGTACGCCTCGGAAGCACGGGCCATGCGGAATTACCTCAAGGAATATGGCACCTACCAGCAGCAGAAGCTGGCCATAGCAGAGGAATACGCGGAAAAGATAAGGAACGCGCAGAATGATGGCGAGCGCCTGTCGCTCACGGCGGAGCGCGACCGCTCGTTACAGCAGGTCGAGATAAACGCCATCAGGCAGCAAATCGACTGGGGCAGCGTGTTCGGCGACTTCGGCACGATGTTCAAGGAACAGCTGCAGCCCACGATAGACAGGCTCCGGCAGATAGCGCAAAGCGACACGTTCAGGCAGACGGGACTTGAAGACCAGAAGACACTTTACGAGCTGATCGACAAGCTGGAACAGTCAAACGCGGCATGGGACAGCGACATATTCAAGCGCGTGTCTGACGACATCAAGGCCTACCAGCAAGCCATGCAGGACTACGCAAGGGCCGTTGAAAACGCGAAGAAGGCCGAGAACGACTACGTGAACGCCCAAAAAGCCCATGATGCAGCCATCAGGACCGGCAACAGCGGCCTGATACAGGCCACGCAAGCGGCTGTCGAGGAAACGAAATCCGCTTATACGGCAGCGTCCGAGCAGGTAAAAACATTTGGAACGGAAGTCCAACAAACCACAACCGACCTCAACTCTTCGGCCGCACAAGCCAAAAGTATGTTCGAGAGCCTTGCAAGCGGACTGCAGGGCCTTTCGTCGGGAAGTCTCCAAGGCATAGGCGACGGCGTCATGCAGCTTGACAGGCTGTTCAGCGGAGGGGAGCTGGCCAAGAATGCCGGCAACGCCATCGCAAAAGGCTTCCAGTCGCTGCTCGGCGAGGACAGCAAGGCCGCACAGGCGCTGACCGAGGCCCTTGGCGACTCCGGGCTTGCAGGGGAGATAATATCCGCCATATTAAGCATTCTTGACATCCTGGCGCAAGGCGGTGTTGGCGGCATTGTCTCCAGCCTTGCCGACACGGTGCTCGGCTCCGTAAACGGCATACTTGACGACATATTCAGCGGCGGTATAATAACGAAGCCCTTGCAGTCCGTGGTTGACGGCATAGGCGGCATATTCGACACGATAACCTTCGGCGGCTTTTCGTCCTGGCTCAGTTCGAGCAACGCAAAGGAGGTGCAAGCCACCATCGACCGGCTGGCCGACCGGAACGAGGCTCTGCGGCAGAGTATCGAGGACTTGACCGACACTATAAAAGGCGGCGAGGGAACCCGAAGCGTAGCCGCCTACCAACAGGCCTATGACTACCAGGCGGAAACGAACCGGAACTACCTGGACATCGCCATGGCGCAGGCCGGCTACCACGGTTCACACCATTCATGGAACTATTATTGGGGCGGCTTCTCGCAGGAACAGATAGACCGTTTGAGCGAGCAGATCGGCCGCACCTGGAACGGCGACCTCTGGGACTTGTCCCCCGAAGAGATGAAAGTCCTGCGCTCGAATGTGGATATGTGGAAACAGATACAGGATACGGGCAAGGGCGGCTACGGCGGCCGGCTTACGGAAAAGCTGGACGACTACATCGACCAGGCGGGCAAGCTGGAGGAGCTGGAGGAACAGCTTAACGAGAGCCTGACGCAAATCTCCTTCGACAGCCTGTATGACAGCTTTATCGACACGCTGATGGACATGGACGCGAGCGCGGAGGAGATAGCCGGGAATGTCGGCGAGTACTTCATGCGGGCCATCCTGAGCAACCAAATCGGTGAGGAATACAAGGAACGGCTGCAGGCATGGTACGACGACTTCGCCGAAGCCATGAAGGACAACGACCTGAGCCAGGATGAAATCGGCTCGTTGACTGACAGCTACCGGGACATCGTGGAGGAAGCCGTGGCCCTGCGCGACAAGCTGGCCGAAGCGACCGGCTATACCGGCGACAACGGGTCAGGTACTACCCAGAGCGGCAAATCCGGCAGCTTCGACGCCATGAGCCAGGAACAGGGAACGAAACTGGAGGGAATGTTCACTTCCGGCCTGATGCACTGGTCGAGCATGGACGAGAAGATGAGCGACGTAAGCGAACAAATGGGAGTGGCGGTCGACAGCCTGCGGCGCATCGAGGAGAACACCGGGAACAGCGCAAAGCATCTGGGCGAGATAAAGGAGGATATCAAGAAAATCATACGTGACGGACTTAAAATGAAGTGACTATGGCAATGGACGCGATACTCGGAGGCAAGGTGCTCATCAACGGCACGGACATCTGGAAGGCATACGGCGCTTTCCTGGTGGAGAAGAAACGTGGCGACAGGAACAACCTGAAGGCCATCATGGCCCCGGCGAAGACCAAGACCCACGTGGCGGTTGACATCCGGGAGGAGGACGGCGAGAAATACTCTTCCGCGCTGGACGTGAGGAACCAGGCGCGGGACGTGAAGCTGTACTTCGCCCTGTACGCAGACACGCGGGAGGAGTGGCTGTCACGGTACAAGGCGTTCATCTCGTTCCTGAAACATGGCGAGGACGGATGGCTGGACATCAACTTCCCCGACATAGGCATGACGCTGCACGTGTTCTACAAGGAAAGCAGCGACTACGAACCCCTGACCTACCTCTGGCAGGCAGGGAAACAGGCCAGCCGGTTCTACGTAACCTTCAGGGAACCGGTACCGGTCATTTGAAAGAAATTAAAACACGGTTAGAACGGCATTATGATAACGATATACGGAAGCGACGGCACCGCAAAGGTTCAGGTTCCATGCGACGACAACTCGACGCAGGCGAAGGAGCTGCAGGGCGAGAACGTGCTCACCCTGTCCTTCACGCTGTACGGACACGTCGCGCTGGAGGTGAACGACTACGCCGAGTTCATGGGCGAACGCTACTGGCTCATGGAGCGGTACAAGCCGGAGCAGGTAAGCACCGCCGAATGGAAGTACGACGTGAAGCTCTACGGCATCGAGAGCCTACTGCAGCGCTTCCTGGTGCTGAACGACACTGACGGCGCGGACGAGCCCGTATTTACGTTGACCGCGCCGCCAAGTGAGCACTTGGCCCTTATAGTGAAGAGCCTGAACGAGGGCATGGACGGATGCGTCAGGTTCGAGGCGGGCGAGGCCGTGGGCACAGGGAACGTCGTAATCGACTATGACGGAAAGTATTGCGGCGACGCGCTTAAAGAGCTGGCCGATGCCGCCGGCGTCAAGGCGGAATGGTGGTTTGACGGGCTGACGCTCAACCTAAGCCGCTGCGAGCGTGGCGAGGAAGTCACGCTGGGCTACGGGAAGGGACTTACCGGCATAAGCTGCGACACGGCCGACAACGCCAAGATATACACGCGCTTGTACCCACTTGGCAGTACAAGGAACATAGACCCGGAAAAATACGGGCATACGAGACTGCGGCTGCCGGACGGTGCTAAGCACGTGGACGTCAACGTGGAGAAGTACGGCGTGTGGCACCGTTTCGAGGAGGCTGCGTTCAAGGACATCTACCCGAAGTACACGGGTACGGTGGGTTCGGTGCGCAGCGAGGAAGTGACCGGTGAGGACGGCGAGCCGTTCACGGTGTGGTATTTCAAGGACGCGGCGCTGCCTTTCGACCCGGATGAATACCTGATGGCGGGGAAGGTTATGCGGGTGTCTTTCCAAGAAGGCTCGGAACTTGCCGGCCTGGGCAACGAGGAGGACGGTACTTATTACTTCGAGGCGAACTGGCATGCGGACACCGGCGAATTCGAGATTATAACCGTATGGCCATACGGGGACGGCACGCAGCTGCCCAACGGTACGCTTTGCCCGAAAGCCGGCGACAAGTACATACCGTGGAACATCAGGATGCCTGACGAATACTATCCCGCGGCGGAACAGGAGTTCAAGGAAGCGGTGGACAGGTACAATGCGGAAAACGCCACGGACGCGGCACGGTACAAAGGCCCGACGGACCACGTATACATCGAGGGCAAGGGCATAGAACTGTACCTCGGGCGCCGGGTAAGGCTGGAAAGCAGCAGGTATTTCCCGGACACGGGTTTCAGGAGCAGCCGCATAACGAAGATAACGCGCAAGGTAAACCTGCCATCACAGATGGACATCGAGATATGCGATACGAGGTCAACAGGCACGCTCGAGGCCATAAACGACAGCATAGATGATGCGAAAAGCTACATGAAGACGGCCGTTGGAAACTTCCCGAAGGTGCTGAAGACCGGCGACACGGACAGGCCGACGGAGTACAACGTGCTGTCGGCCCTGCGCTCCCTCGGAACACTTCTGCGCAAGGATGCCCAGGACACGACCAACTTCCTTGTCAAGTTCCTCGGCGGCATTGAGGTCGGCGAGTTCATCGACTCAATGCTGGCGGGCAAGGGTACGGGTATAACTGCGGACGGACGCATACAGACGGACAGGCTGGAGGTGAGAGGCTCCATGACGGTGATGGACCTCATCATCAACCAGATACAGGGCATGGTCTCGGATTACTCCTTCAGCGAAATCGGCAAGATAGCACAGGTAGACGGCCTCGGAGACAGTACATATAAACTGTGGATTGAGAAGCGCACGGAGTTCGACTTCACGAAGTTCCAGGAAAACGATGTCTGTTTTTCAATCGTGAACACCCTATACACCGGCGGCACGGATTACTATACAAGCTGGATGCGCGTGCTGGCTGTCAATGCCACGGACAATGCGCTGACCGTAGTCCTTTATTCCGACAACGAGGTGCCGGGCGGCAAGAACTACGCCCCGATAGCTGGCTACAACCTTACAAGGCGCGGCAACGCCACCATTCCCGACACGGAGGCCGGGGAAACGAACGAACGTGCGCAGAGCTGGCTGCTGTCGTCGAGCGAGGGCAGGATAATGTTCCTCGTCAACGTGTTCAAGCCGATACTGGAGGACTGGAACTACGGCGTCGTCATCGGCAAGCTGCCTAAGACTAAGGAGATGGAGCAGATACCGGTGGCAGAGGACGATTTAGGCATTATGGCCGACGTGGTGATAGCCCGCAAGTTCTACGAGTTCGACGGGAACGGGAAACTCGTGACAAAAATCGTAGACCGCGGGCAGTGGAGCCTTGACGTGGCACAGAGTACCACCCCGTACCGCTACATGACGCACGAATGGAGCAACCCGTCAACAGGCCAGAACTTCGTTACCCTTGAGCAGCACGCCGTATGGCACCTGGGGTGCAAGTGGGGGTGTCTGATTGACAAGACACAGCTTGAGCCGAAATGGAACTCCACGGACTGGGTCATGCTGGAGGGCGACCCGAACTATTATCTCCAGATAGAGTCGTCGAACGGCTACGCATTCAGGCGGAGCAACGTAAACACCGACCTCACGGCAAGGATATATTACGGCAACATCGAGATAACCGCAGACATAATGAACACCGCCGGCGCCGAGGTGGAATGGCTGCGCGATACGGGCAACACTGCCGACGACAATACTTGGCAGCCGGCATACGTGGACGGGCAGAAGAACGTAATCCACGTTGACAACGGCAACGAGAACGGCGTAGGCTCCGGCTTCGGGGTGGACTACACGGAGGCGGCGTTCACCTGCAGGGTGTTCATACCCGTAGGAGGAACATCCCAAGAAATGATGAAAATAGAAGGACAGATTAAATTCACGTAAGACATGGCACTCAAGACAAAGCAACAAAGCGTATTCACAACCGTTGACCCTCTGTCGCTGCATTACGGCATCGAGACCGTCAGCGGCAACAACGTGCAGACATACAACAACGAAAGCAAGGAGTACGAACCGGACAGGGCACTCGTGCCGCTGATACTCATGCCTTACGTTGATGTCGTAGACCCCGAGAAGAAGCAGGGAGGCCGGCAGACGCTGACGGCGGTCGAGTGGTATGACGGCGTTCCTGCTAAAGACTACTCGAATAGGATAACGGCAGGTACTGATTATGAAATCGGCGACGGCACAGTGACCGGCTTCCCTAAGAATGCCTTGAAGGTAAAAAAGAATGTCCCTGCCGACACTCCGATGCAAGTGTTCTGCGTCGCCAAGTTTACCGATGTCAGGACGCAGCAGACGGTGCGCGTGGAGATGAGTGCCAAGGTGTACACCGTGCTCTACGAGAGCCGGAATTACAAGGTTGCCATTGACTGCCCTCCGAGCTGGAAGATAGACCCTCTTAAAGAGACAACATGGTTGCATACCATAACGGCACAGCTCTACAGTGGAAGTGAAGCCGTTGAGGACGCGCACGCGGCATACTGGTGGCAAGTCAAGGAGGAAGGCGGAGACTGGCGCGACATCACAACCGAAGACGAGGAACTGTGGCTGACCTGCAAGAACGGCGGGGTGTTCACGAAGGCCCTTACCTTTGACGCGCGGATGGTAAAGGCTGCCTCCTTCAGGGTGAGGGCTGCGTATTATGACACGGAAAGGCCTGTAACCCCGTCGGACGACGCAATAGTTTCGGAGACGCTCGTGAACGTAGAAATGCCGTCGAGCCTTACGGCTGAGCAGATACAGACGAAGGGCGCAAGGGTGGCAAGCGACTTTTCGACGAAGGTAGGCTACAAAGTCGAGCTGTTCGACAACAGGAATACCGTATCGGACGGACAAGCTGGCGAGCTGTTCCAGATAAGGTGGAAAGGGAAGTCGGCAAAGACAGGCTCGTCGGAGAAGCTCATAGACAGCGGTAAGACGGTGGAGTTCGTCCCGAAGAACTGCGGGTTCGACGCTTCGGCGACAGTCAGCGTATGGGCTGAGGTAAGCGTCTACGAAAAGCACGCCGTGTTGACGGACGACAGCGGTAACATTGTTACGGATGACGACGGGAAGATAATAATAGTTCCAACTTATGAATAAAAGGAGGTGATATGTATATATTGGTTAAAGAAAAGGACGTGAAAAACGCCCAGGTACTTAGTATGTTCCATGAGCGTATGCCTGACGGTAGGCTCATACTGCCGGTATCCGAGCTGAAGATGTTGGGGAGCGTGTCGGACTGCCAGATTGTAGCCAGCGCAAAGGAGCTGAAAGAGCTGATAAGCAGCGGCGCGGAAAACAGTTTGCCCGACGGTATGCAAGATGACGACAATGCGCCGGACACAGGCGAAGGCATTGACGCTGGAGGCAACGGCGAAGAGGTGCCAGACGGCGGACAGCAGGAAGACACCGGTAACGAGGAAGGCACGGAAGGCATGGCGGACAACGGCACGGCTGCCGACGGCGGAGAAAACGTCCCGGAAACTGAAGGCGGTGAAGAAGAAGCCCCTGACGTACAGGCAGAAGGAACGGACACAAAGGAGAACATTAACGAAAGCGAGGAGGAGTAACCATGGCACAGCAGGTACAGGCAGGACTGAAACTTATAGCGACAATGGACGGAACGTCCATAAACGGCTACCTGAGGGTTGAGAACACGCCGCTGATACAGCGGTACAACGACGCCGGGGCGTTCACTCCCGACTTTGAGACGTTGGCGGATAACAAGAAGCCGGCCATAGTTCCGATACTTGTCAACACATCGACCGGTGCACTGATGACGCCGCAGACGCTGACGTGGAAGTACAACGGTATCACTCTTACATTCGGCAACGACGGCCTGTCTACAAACGAGGGAATGGAAGGGGTGTTCAAGCGTGACACGGCCTATACCACCAATTATGACGGCGGAAGCAAGACGGTCACTGCGTTGAAGGTGATGAAAAATCTCGTGCCGCTGTCGGGCTACGACAACGACCGAATAAGCGTGAGCGGCACAATCGAGGTAGGCGGCAGCCAGATAACCTTCGATGGTGTTTCCACGGACGTGATTATCCAAAAAAGCACGGGCTCGACATTCGACCTCGTAATTGCCGACGGAATGCTGACGCAGACCGTCAGGGAAATCACGCTGAAGGCGACCTTGTGGAATGAGGGCAGCGTGGTGTCAGACCTTGCGGGGTACTCGTTCGACTGGAAGATAATCGACACGGACGGCACGGATGAAAGCCTTACCAATGTAAGCACGTCGGCCACCCAGAAAGTCGTCGCCGACGACATCGACTGGCAGGCAAGAATAAGATGCACGGTAAAGAAGGGTACGGATGTGGTTGCGACAGGATTCTGCACGGTGACGGACTACAGCGACCCCGTGCAGGTGCAATTCGATATTACCGGGATTGACGGCAATACCGTAAAACCGGGACAGACGGCGACGGTAACGCCAGTGGCCAAGCGCAGGGACAGCGGGGAGACGGTAAGCGTCTCAAGCTGGGAATGGCGCACGCAGGACAACACAGGCGCGGACTTCACGCTGACGGGCAAGGACACGGCGACATTCACGGCAACCAGTGCGCAGGTGTCTTACGTGGACATGGAGCGTGCGGGATACGGAATGAACATTTATGTAAGTGCGGACGTTGAGATATGATAAAAGCTAACGGTTCATTGACACTGAAAGCCGACGCCGAATACGGGCGTTTCCGGATAAAGTGTTCCACGGGTGAGACTATTCCCGTGGACGCTTCGGGCGTGCCCGTGGGGCAGGTGGTGTTCACGTTTTTCAAGCTGACGACGGAGGGCACGATGGCCGCGTTCACTGCCGACAGGGTGTATTATGAACTTCTTGACGCAGACGGAGCCACACTGTACGACGAGTCGCTCAACGTGGTGGCAAGCCTTGACATCACGGCTGATTTGAAGTCATACAAGGGACAGGTGTCATCCGTCAATGTAATCGTGTATGACGGTTCAGACGTGATGCTTGCCAATCAATCATTCGGCACGACAAAGCCTGGAGTCGATGCAGAGGTTTACTTGCTTTCGCTTACGGAGGGGCATTATCTTGTCGATTCCGACGGGAAGGTTGACGCTAAGCTGGCCGGTGTCCTGTATAAAAAAACAGGGAACTCCACAGTGGGGGTATCAGGTGCAAAAGTAATATTCGGCTATTCTAATGGGCTTACGGTCTATGCCACTACGAACGGCGACGGCTCCTGGACAGACTACGACTGGTTTGATGGCGATGACTACACGGACACGGCCACCTGCAACAGCTCCCCGTCCATATTCGCAAGGTTTGAGCTTAACGGCGTGGTGGAGGCGGCGCAGTATGTAACGCTGGGGCAACAGGGAAACGACGGCGCATCCTACGAAATAGTGCTGGACACGGGAGCTACGGTGCCATGCACTGCATACGCGGAGCTGAAGGCTGCAAACCTCATTGCCCGTCTGTTGAAAGACGGCACGCCCGTTAATTTCGATATGTTCTACGTTGAGATTCAGGATGAACACAAGACGAATATCAACAACTACTCCGGCACGCACAGTATGGCGTCCTACAATCTCAATACCCTGTTCCGCCAGGCGGTTGCAAGCGGCAAGGCCCCTTACTTCATCTATACGAAGGCATACGTGGAAGGCAAGGTGGTGACGGAAAAGACGTTCAATGTCATATACGACACGCCATTCCCCTTTGTAAGGAAAGAAACGGCATGGAGCGCCGGGCTGACGTTCAGGAACGGGGATATACTCATACTCGGGGCGAATAACGTATATATGTGGAACTACCCGATAAGCGGCAATTCCTCCGTTGCCCCACAGACGGACGTTACCGAAAACGGGACGACAACGCACTGGCGTCCCTTCGACTATTTCGAGATGGTGGCGACAAGAATCCTCCTTGCCGAGTATGCCTTGGTGAAAAACCTCGGCGTAGAGGTGATAGAGATGAAAGACGCGGACGGCAACATCCTTTTTCAGGCAAAGGGCGGGGCGGTTACCTGTAATGTCGGGAATTTCAACAATATCAACGTCCAGAGCGGAAAGATTGCCGGTTTCAAGATAAGCGGCAACGGCCTGACGAACGACCCGTTCGATAATGACGCATACGTGATATTCCGTAACGACGCTCATAAGTGCTTTGCCGGCATAGGCGGCAATGTGATGCCCGCGTCAAGCGGTATGCGTAGCGTAGGACGCTTTGAGAATGAAGACACGACGGACTGGTGGGGATTAGGCCGTAACATAGCCTTGCTGTTGTCGGCTAGAGGTTCGACGTACAACCATGCCTTCATTGGTAACGGGCACGGTTCGCTCGACGGCTTCATGGTAGGCTATAGGCCTAACATAATGAGCGCAATCAGCTCGGGCGTGGTAATTGACTACAACAAGGGTAATTATGTCTTCATAACCAATTATACGCGAGGGAATCCGGGCATAATCCTGCCCCGTCTAACCGACATCAGGAATACGCTCGGCATCGGCTCAGGAGTTAATTTCGCCCTGCCCCTGACCGTATGCGGCTACATATCAACGCAGGGATTCAAGATTGTCGGCCGCAACGGTGTTACCGGGCAGAGTACCGTTTTCCCAAAGTTGAGGAATAAATCGAATGGGGACATAGAGAGCATAAGCATGGCCGGGGGCGATGTATTGAACCTGCTGCTTATATATGACGGTGGAGAGTATTACGCCTTTACAGTTTCATTTAATTCATAAATTCATAACAATTTAAAATAGGAGAAAAAATCATGGCAGAGAAAATTACAATGAAGGATATGCTGGCTAACTTGCCGCAGAAAACGGACGTTGACACAGTAGTCGGAAGGGATGCTTCGGGCAATCCTGTTTACATCAAAAAAAGCGACCTCGCACAAGTTGTGGCGGAACTATTACACGCCTTTATCAGGAGACCTAATATAGATAATTCAACAA